CCTGATATAAGAATTCTAGATGCAAGATTTGCTGTTGATTCTACATCAGAACGAGACCTTTGAGCAGCTAAATAAGCAGCATCAAATAATTGATTTCCCGTTGCTGCAGAAGTGTCGTATGTGTCCAACCTATATGCAATTGCATTTAGAGTGTCCGGTGTTTCCATGATATCAGATAGTGTATTTGCTATATTCTTCAGCAAGTATAAACCCGCAGCAAGATTACCGAGATTGAGACCTCCTGAACCCATCCTCGACATATTAGTCGATATCTTGCCGGTAGAGGTAGCGAGTTTTCCTGCTGCCTTATCTGCTCGGCTCAGATTATTCTGCATACGAATGAGTTCATTGTTTGCTCGTTTGATATCTCTTTCTGCGGTTCTATATGCCTTGCTTTGTGTACCCTTATTAGCTTGACGGTCCAGATTTCTCATGACCTTGAGTGTGCTATCCATCGACTTAATGATGGAACGAAAAACAGGGGTCATTCGGTCCTGTAAGCTAATAGAGTTTCTAATAGTTGCCATTACCGATGACCCCCTCTCCTATGACTCCTCTGGGATTTGAGTTTCTTCTGCTGCTTTTCTTCTTCACGCAGCTTTTCGTTAATGAAGGCGTACATTAGAGCTCTATCCTGCGGAGGAAGGAAGGCAAACTCGGACGGCTTCCAATGAAGCTTCATTACTGCATAAAAGCAGTACCAAGTGTCGCCGTCTTTCTCCGCCATTAGTTTTTTACTTCATCCATCTCCTCTTCGACATCTCTGTCAAATCCGGACAAACGAAGTGCTTTCTCAGCAAGGTCTGTAATCTCGCCGGCGAGCAAAGTCTTGTAGATAGCCGAAGCTGCATCTGCGACACCGAGTTCCTTCAGCCACTCAGGGTCTTTGAAGTTCGGTTCAACAACGCAGTTAGCAACGACGAGTTCGTTGAATTTCTTGATGTTGAATCTACGTTTCTTAGGGCTGTTCGGATTCTCAATGCACAGAGCCTGAAAATCGTTATACTGGTTACCTGTCAGGGCCTTAATTTTGAACTTAAAGTCCTTAAGGCGTCCACCGAGGGTTACTTCCTCGGTAAGATTGTCGACGGAGTTTTTGGCCAAAAACTGTTGAAGTGCATTCATGGTATTATTTCCTCCTTTTCTAAATTAGAGCGAACCGAGTGTGGGTGCTACGAACGAATCGAGCATATCCGCATCGTCGAATGTGAAGTCCAGGTCTTCGTCCATGACCTCGCTCTCAACATCGAACTTAGCAAGAATAACGGAGTCGAGAGAGCAGTTCTTCAGAACTGTGGTCTGAGGACCGACCGAACTTGCCGGGTCGTTGTTGGTGACCATGATATCGAAGTAAACAGGAACACCGGTCTTGATGTACTGCAAAGCCAA